ATGATTAAGCTTGAAATCAATAACGCTGAATATATTGCTCAATTAGAAGAAGCTCGCTTATCTGCAGATAACCCTCGTGGCTATCTGTTTATGGATATTTTCTTTTCTGATCCAAGGTTTGATAAGAATACGTTTGAAATGAAGAATGTTCGTAGGGAACCGATGAGGACGTATATGACGGAGGCTGTGGCAAGGGATTTGTTTGATAAGTTGGAGAGGTATTTTTATGGTAATATGATTACAAATTAATTTTATATATCGAAAATAAAAAAATGATACCTAAAAAAATACACTATGTTTGGATTGGTGATAAGCCTAAACCTAAATTTGTTCTAGAGTGCATTGATACTTGGAAGAAATATCTTCCTGACTATCAGCTCATAGAATGGAATAACGAAAGTATAAAAAAGATTAAAAACAATTATATGGAAGAAGCGATAAAAAATAAAAAATGGGCTTTTGCTTCTGATTACATAAGACTTTATGCGCTTTATCATGAAGGTGGGCTATACTTGGATACAGATGTTGAGGTTACCCAAAATTTAGATCAATTCTTAGTTTTAGACTTTTTTAGCTGTTATGAAAAAGGAGATAGCTTTTATCCTATAACATCAGCCGTTATGGGCTCCATGCAACAATCTGATTTAATTAAGGAATTACTAGATAAATATAATATTCACTTCGAAACTGCAGAAGGTTTAAACCTAGAAACCAATATAATCAAGATAACAAATTATTTCCAAGAAAAATTCGATTTAAATCCACCTTATGATGGTTCCCAAAAGACAACATTAATGGAAAATGTTGTAATCTTTCCATCCAATTATTTTTGTACTCCTGAGTTAGGAGCTGAAAATTTTGCAATACACCACTTTAATGGTTCTTGGTTACCGTCTTACTCAAGAAAAGATAAAATAAATATTTTAAATAAATTTATTTTTTCAAGATTCATTAAAGTAAGAGACGATGAGGATTTACCAATAGCCAAGAATGAAAAAATACTATTATCAATACCACTATCAAACAATAAAAAATATTTATTAATCTTAAAAAAATAAAAATCTGGCGTGATTAGAATTTATTTGAAATAAACATCACGCCAATAATATTACTAATTAATCTAATAGCATAATTTTATATAACCCACAATCCATGGATGTTACTGTGATTCGCTTACCTCCATTAGTGATTTTTAATCGACAAAAAGCCGTAGAACCACGATGGACTTCAACCTCTACATTATCCATAGTGGGGAAATACGTTAATGCATAAATTTCAACATTAATATTTGTTGCAATAAGCGCAAACTTTCCACGAATATTTTCAGGTAAGTCAATAACGCCTCCACTGCCAACAAATTTACTCCATATTAATCGTAACTTAGAATTACTACCTTTAGCTTGATAGCGTCCGTCACTTTCTGCTTTTGTATAGCTACTTCCAGCTGTTGCATAATTTCCCTTAGGCTGATACTTACCATCTGATTCTGATTTTGAATAGCTGTAACCAGAAGCTTGATAACTGCCTTTGGGTTGGTATTTACCGTCAGACTCTGCCTTAGTATACGATGCGCCTACTAGCGCATAATTGCCCGCTGGTTGGTAATTTCCCTTACCTTGATAACGTCCGTCACTTTCCGCTTTTGTGTAGCTACTTCCAGCTGTTGCATAACTTCCTTTAGCTTGATATCGGCCATCCGACTCAGTCTTCGTATATGAAGCACCCACTAACGCATAATTACCTTTAGGCTGATAATTTCCCTTAGGTTGAAAAGCATCCGTAGAAGCTTTCTGGCTCATCACATGAACCGTTGACGTTCCCGTACTTTGAGTTACATTACCTTTATCAAATTTATTATTCAGTCCACTATTGAGCGCTGAGTTAGTCGCATAATCACCTGATGGCTGGTAACTCCCTTTCGCTTGATAACGTCCGTCACTTTCCGTTTTAGTGTAACTATCCCCTTTATTGGCATAGTTCCCTGCTGGCGCATAATTACCCTTTGGCTGATATTTGGTGTCAGTTTCTGCCTTTGAGTAACTATAACCAGATGGTGTGTAATTACCTAATGGTTGAAAACGTTTATCAGCCTCGGCTTTGTTATAAGCACCCACTTCATTCGCGGTGATATCAGCTTTTAACTCTGCCCAAGCATTACCGGCAACCGGCTCAATATTGTTATTCTCAACTTTAGACTGCCAGACTTTATTTTTATGATACACAATAGTGCGTATCGCATACGGCTTACCGGCTTCATCCCATTTTGGAAAACCAAATCGCTGAATTTCGCCAATCGCTTCCGTGATATCGTGAAATATCCCGTTCATTTTTTCACGTTCAATATCTTTCGCAGCAGGATCTGTGACTTGGTCACGCTCATAGTCGTAACCATAACCTTGTGTATAAGACACTGAGCCGTCTGATTGGATTTCTACGGGTATAGAAGCCTTATCCCCTTGTGTTGCAAAGGGGGTTTTAAAAATAGTTGTCATAGGAATTATGCTCCGAAGTTACTGCCTAAGAAGTTTTTACGATGTTGACCAACACCAAAGGCTTTTTTGGTCACAATGCGATATTTGACGCCAACACCCGAAGGGCGTGGCATTAAGTCAAAGTTTTCGAGAAGAACCCGTAGACGTTCGTCAGGGTTAAAGTTAAAGACGTAATACATATAAGTCATATCTAGCGGATCAAGGACAAAAACTTTGCTGTCATCACGCCAAAAGAAACGTTTTAAAAATTCATTAATATTGGTGACCGTAGGACTTTGTGTCAGATTAAAATAGCGCATTCGTACTAACATGCGTTTTTGATCAACAGTCAGTGACAAGGTGTAATCCGCATTACGTCGGAAGTTAGATTTAAAATTGGCTTTCTTTTTGCCAAAACCAAACCCAATTTTATTTTTATCGCTCGGTGGAATATCAATACCTAAGGGTACATCCAGAATGCGTGACCAAATCGACAACCCAAAGTCATTCGCCGTATCGATATTAAACACATCTCGGTACCAGTTTTGCCAAAATGACACCATCGACTTTTCAAAATGAGAGGCCTTAAAACTGGCGAGTTTCTTTAAATTCTCTGCATCTTCATACTGCCAGAGGATCGCTTTTAATAGGTCTGAATGAAACTCAAATTGTTGAACGTTCATACAATCACCACTTGCACAGCACCCCGTTGCAAGCGTGCGATTTGATTAATGGCAATCGGAATTAATGCAACATTCCACACTTTCCCATCCAGTGACAATTCAACTTTAGTCACGAACAGACGAGGCTCAACAGTATTCACTGCAGAGGCTATCTCAAAAGGTGATACTTCACGCCCAACAATCAAACCGTTATCGCCGTCCAACTCTCCGCGCGTCCATTGTTCTATGGCACTGGGGATAATAGTTTGCGCATCAACGGCTGATTTTTTAACTGTCACTCGACAAAAAACGGTGATCTCTTTAGGGCGTGAAAATTTCACTTTATATTCTTGTCCACTCACTGGCTCTACAACACCGATTTCAATCTCGCCATTAAACGCCGAACCAATGGTTTTGGTTCTCAGCAATGATTTAGCAATTTCGTTACTATCGCCCCCTTCAACACAAACGTAAATGCTGTGAGGCAATAGAGAAATTCCATCAATAGTGAGCACCGCATCGGTGTAGTTCTCTCGAAAAGACAGTGAATTAACGCCCTCTAATTCATACAGTGAAGAGGTGATCGCTTCTGCAACACTGACGGTATTTTTAGCCAAAGTTTGCTTACGTCGTCGCCTTGCTTTGATATCAGATTCAGCATAACGGCCAACAACCGCATGAGTGGGATTATTGACTTTCTCCCAACCTAATACTGAGCTAGCCACAGAATTAAGTTGGCCGGCCCCGCATTCAACAGGACCATATTCAACCGCCCTCATATCCCCTGTTGTTTTGCCGGTATTATCAATAATCAAGGGTGAAACTGTTTCGAACATGGCACCGGCAACACTAGACGCTAATGAGCCTTTAGGAATAATGGTGCCAGGTACGCCACTAAATTCAACGCTGGAAAGATAAGAGTGAGTGGCATTAATGCGTTGGCCACCCATTAGCGCCCATATTGCATCAAGAAAAACGCCACCCGCAATATCGGGATTGATTTGATTTGCTAACTCGGCATTGTTTCTCACCATTGCATCACGGTTTTCAACTTCCATCGTCGCTAATGCCCCTTGCGGTGTTTCAGGGGCAAGGTTAATCGATTGACCAAACACCGCACGAAACTCGCTTTCGACTTCATCACGTATTGTGGCCGTGTCGGGAAGAATAACGCCTTTATTATTGATATAACGATAATCAGCCATTCAGTGTAAACCCTCCGTATATCGTGCGAATGGTTGCTTGATACTTCAATTCACCGTTTTCCACTGTGGCGCTAAAATGCGTCACTTCAACCACCTCTTCAATTTCGCTCATACGTTGTCTAAATGCCGTTTCAAACATCGGGATATCAGCTTGGCGACCAAAGGTTGTTGGCCAGAACGGAATACCTTTATCTTTTTTATGTAACATTTCACCACGCACAGCCTTGGCAAAATGCTGACAAAGGTTTTTAACCGCATCGTCTTTTTCGCTGAATTGGAGGTTTCCATCAGGGCCGATAAAGAGATCATTATTTTTATCGATTGAAAATGTTCTCATAGAGGCGCTCCTGTATTTCCATGACCGGTTTCAACACCACTGTGTTGATGCGTAGAACCGATATCTTTTCCATTGTGTTTCATCGTGCCACCGTTAGAATCACTATTACCATTTACCGCGTAATTACCATTTACCGTGACATTGCCAGTAAATATAGTTTCAAGGGCGTTGATTTCATATTTTGGCGTTTCTAGCACCACTTTATCGTTATGCAGAGAGAAACAGACTGAGCCATCCATTGATTGGATCACCAAAGCATCAATGTTTTTTCCATCAATGACCCAACCTTTGATGGTGTCAGGAAAAAACATCGCATCACTAAATGAATGCAGA